AATACGTTACCTTCGGGATGCCATTTTGGATTTTGCCCAATATCTTTAAGTGCATACACTCGTTTTTGTAATTCAGAAGGCAATGTTTTAAATAAATCCTTGAAGGTATTTATACCACTATCTGATAATTTACCCTCTTTTTGTAATTTTCGTTTTTTTACAACTAATTGATTTATTTTTGAATATAAATCAGCGATTTCCTTATCTAATTTTTTTTCATCGGAACTTTTTGGTTCTGATATATCAATTTTAGAATAAAGTTTTTTCTTTTTTGCTACCAACGGTTCAACCTTTTTACGAAGGGCTTCTTTTTCTTTTTCTAAACGTTGTAAATCACGTTCTTTACTTTCATGTACTGCTTTATACCCAACACCTTCCCACTCGGATGCCACCTTCAATAATTTTGTTATTGGTAAATTTATTACTATGGTAGGTATGGTATCACCATTGTTAAGCGCATACTTAGCAAGAACTCTATGATGTCCATCCATTATATACCCATCTTTGGAAACTATAATTGGTTTTGATAGAACATTTTGAGATACCGTTGTCATTTTTTCAATCTTATCTGCACTTAGCTCTTTTTGAGTTAATTTTAGATTCTCAATCGGTGCATTCCCCCTTTTATGTGTTATACCCTTTTCTTTAAGGTACTTTAAAAATTTAGGAACTTGTTTTGATTCTATTTGTGGCATATCCTTTCTCGAAACACCTAAATTTTTGAATTTAGTAATTACTGATTCATAGATATATGAAGTTTTTGGCTTACCAATCAAACCGTTCTTTTTTATCCACTCTGAATCATCATTATATTTTTTCATTTGAGAATCCCAACCACAATTATGACAAGTATAATTTTCAGGATCTTCAAACTCAATTTTCCATTGATGTCCACACTTAGGGCATCTATGCTCTGTACCAGCCAATTCAGCTACATACCCTTCCTCCATTAAACGGAATGTAACCACTTTTCTGCCGTTTATTGTTGGCATACCATGTTCATCCTTACCAATTGATTTAACAACTGTCTTTTTGTTCTTAAATCGTCCTGTTAGGATAGTATCACCCACTTCAACGGGAATAGTAATTGATTCGCTTAACTGACTGTTAAGTTTATTCCTAAATTCTTTATCACCCTTGGCATCTTTACCCGCCATTTTACGAAGTTTTTTTGCAGCATCCCTTTCTAATTGTGTAAATACCAATTCATATCCTGCCAATGTGGCTTTTCGTGTCATATGAGCATACCACTTATCATATGCTTTATTTGAGTAGATATCAAATTGGTTGTTTGGTGTCATTTTACCTAAAACACCCGCAGGATAATAGGATACAGCTTGTGTAGGACCAGTTGGATAGGTTGGATGTTCATAGTAATCTTCCAACTCTTTGTTCATAATCATATCTACCACTTCGTATCCGATTTTTCTTGCTCGTTTAGATGATACTCTATTGAATATATCATAATTAGGGAACATGAAAGTTGGACCATCATCATCCTGTCCTGATGTGGTTGCTGATGATTCAGTTATGATAGATGATTTAGATATCCATTCTTCGATTGTTTCTTTTGTAATCACAAAAGATTCACTAAGTTTTTTAGTAATCATATCGAAGATACCTTTATTAAACTTACCGTACACTCTTTTTGTAAAGAACTCTTTTTTATCTTCTTCTGAACCTGTTGATAATCCATTACGTGATTCAGTACCACTCACACCTTGACCTAAAATAGGAACTACATAAACATACCCCCGTGTTTTATATCCTTCGGTAGCTTCACCTTCCCAAGGTTTGAAATACTTACCACCTAAACGATTTTTATCTTTTTCACTAACTACTGTTATGTAAGCAGTTGTTTCAGGGTTATACTTACTTAATACTTCTGCTGGGTTATATGGGTTTTTGATTTGTACCACCCTATTTTTAGGAATAGGAAACATAGTGGTCATAATCTTTTTCTTCTCCTTGAAGTTAAATGGAGATTTAGGTTTTTCTACCTTATCAGATGTCCCAACATAAACAGATTTTTTACCAAACTTTTTAACAAGATGATCATAGACACCAAAATGTCCTTTATGCATTGGTTGAAACCTTCCTACATAAACTACAACTATGTCTTTTATTTTTGATTCGTCCTCTAAAAGGATTTGCTCTGTTAAGTACTTGCTTAATTCGTTCATTTAGTGTACACCTTTACAATATATAAATATGATTGTAAAAAAGTTTAATTAATTATCTTATCTTCGTTTCCACATACTCGGATTGAGTAGTCTTAGTGATTGCATCAATATGTAGATAAATAAAAAGTACAAAAGTGCAATAGGAAGTAATAAAATTAATAAAATTCTTGGGAATTTCAAATTATTCATATGTTAATTTTGGTTACATATAAATATTTCATGCTGGATAAATCGTTCATTATACGGGAAAATCGGGGTTAATGAATGATATATCCTACATTGATAATGATTCTATATATTCTTTTAATCTATCTTTTGGAAACCATTTTAATTCTAGCAAACTATCATCATTTTCTCGTATGGTTTCTCTGTAATTACCTTTTTGATCGGGAATATAAACACATTCTACACCAAATTTTTCTTTGAACATATCATATACTTCGTTCATTGAATAATTTGTTCCTGTACCAAGTTCCCATGCATCTTCATGTGTTAAGTCTGATTCCGCAACTTTAATCAAACCACTTACAATATCATCTACGTGTGTAAAATCTCTACGTTGTTCTCCATCACCAACAATTGTAATTTTTTTACCATCCCTTACTTGACTTCTCCAAATTCCAATCACCGCTGCCCATTCTCCATCTACGATTTCGTAAGGACCATAGACATTATAAAATCTACAAATTTCTGCATTTACCCCATATGCTTTTCTATATAAGAAAACCAATTCTTCGCCCATATGTTTAAAACAAGCGTATGGTGATTGTAATGGGTCATGCCAACGAGAAGAAGAACCTGCATAAATAACTTTTGCATTAATTTCTCTTGCAAGTTCTAATACATATAATGTTCCTTGGGTATTTACCCTAAAAGTTTCATGTGGGTCATCAAATGATGGTTGGATTCGAGATAAAGCTGCGAGATGATAAATCAAATCAAATTTTATATCTTTATATAATCCTACAAGAGTTATATCACCTGAAATATAATTACAACCCTCTTGGTGGTTTTCTTCTGAACCAATTTCGTAGTTATCTATTGACCAAACTTCGTGTCCTTCGGATAATAATCGTTTAATCAGATTAGTTCCAATAAAACCCGCGCCACCCGTAACTAATATTTTCATAACTTTGTTAGCTTATTATATTCTAGTGAAGGGTTAATACTATTTTTTTTAAATTATAACTATATAACTTATATAGCTACAGCTACTCTACCCCCCTACCCCCCAAAGATAACTATGAAGGATTTTGAAAAAATTTTGTTTTCATTAAAACTTTAACTTTTTTAACATATATCTATAACTACTAATATACGAAAAATATGTTAATTTTCCAAATTTTTTAACATATTTTATCCGAGAGTCAATTCTCGTACCATACCCTCAATACCACCTGCTATTTTGTATTCCAATACAAACATTTTATCTTCGGCTGTATTTAAATCTATTGATCTAATGGTATCAGTAATATCACCTGATAAATCCGTACCCGTTACATATAAAAGTGTAGTTAAATCAAATGCTGAACTTAAACTATATTGGTATATAAAATTGTTAGCTTGTTCCGAAACCCATAGAGTATTACCAGCACTATTGAATGTAAAAAAGTTTGAACCACTATCTAATGATGCTGAATTAATATTTGGTGATAGTGTGGTTACATCATAGTTTGTTCCAAAATCATATTCTACCATCCAATTATTTCCTCCTTTATTAAGAATTCCCCATAATTTAGAACCATCAGAATTTACGGTAATATCAACTAAATCATCAATAAGTGATGCCGAATCTATTAAGGATAACGTTGAAGCATCGAATTGTGTTGCAAAATCATATTGAAATATGTAGTGATTACCACCGGGTTGTGCAGTTAAAAGCATTTTGGTAGTATCATTATTAACATCTATACCGAATGGGTTATCAGCAACTGCTGTCCTATCAAAAGCATTTTCTTCTGTTAAAGTTGTTATATCATACGCGGATGATGCAGTATATTGATAAGTAAAATTACCCGCAGCAATAGGAGGTGTGGTATAATAATTACTTCCATCATGTGAAAATACTCCAATAGTTGTTAAATACGTTGTACCACCTCCCAACGATTGAGATATTGGTGTGTACGTTATATTAACTGGACCAATTTCTACTACCCTTCTACTTGATGCTGCTATCGCTCCTAACATATTATACTGATGCTAATTCTCCAAATACTCGGTATTCAGTTGTTGTCATTTTTTGTATTGCTATTCTACTATATTGTCCATCTGCTGCAAATGTTCTATTTTCATTTTTCAATAATACTACTGAACCCGAACCTTGGTTAATTGTTAGTGAACCACTTCCCCAGTAATCAACTTCTACAAATTCTCCTATTTCGGTTAATGAACCTTGTTCAACGGTTACAGTTACAGAACCACCATCTTCAAATCTAATGGCACGATACGCATCATCGGTTTGTATAGTGTAAGCAGTTCCCGTTTCACTTGTAACTTCGGGTGCAATAGCCAATGTTCTGTTATTAATATCAGGGAATTGATATATTTTTGCACTCGTTAATTGTTCGTTTGATAATTTAACATTGAAATTAGTTGCATTTGTACCGTTATCATCAAACGAGAATCGTATATATCCGGTATCAGGTACATTACTAATTTGAGCATAGCCTGTTCCTGAACCTACATTGCTACTATTATTCGCACCTGCAAATCTAAGTGGAACAGTACCATTATCAAATGTAATAATATTAGTAAATGTTTTCTGTCCCTCTATTGTTTGTGGAGAGTCTGCTTTTGTATATACATAAACACTATCTAACGATGATGTTACTTGGTCTGATCCTGATACTACACTATCACCACCTGTATTCAAGTATCTTGTATCAAATTCAGTAGTTAATTGAGAACTTCCCGAAATAACTCCTTCTACATCTAATCGATCTTTGATACCTGAAACATAGTTTGTAGTTTGAGTTAAATCAACTTGTGAAGAACCGCTAACTAATCCTGCGGGAAGTGAACCTGAAATATCTTGCCATTCAGCTTCACCAGAACCACCACCTGCTTGAAGAACCAGTATATAACCCGCTACTCCACCACTACCATTAAATACATCATTTGTTCGAAGTGAAAGTGCTGTTGGTTCTGTTATTATTTCCGTTTGGTTTCCTCCAAAGAAATAATACATCCTGTTTCTCTGTGAAAGTGGAAGTATCTCAAATCCTGCCGAACCACTATCTCCAGTAAGTTGAGAAGATATTTTTTCTGGTGATACTGATAATTGATTAGTATTTTCTGCGTTACCACCTAAAATAGTTACTTCTCTTGGAGATATTTTAGTATATGTTTTATTAGTAGTTCCTGTTTGTGAACCACTAAAATAAACACCATCAGAAAATCCACCAAGTAATTCTATTTCATATGATTCGTTTGCGATAGTACCACCCAAAGATGCCGTATTATTTAATATTTGAACACCACCCGAACCTGTTAGTGAACCACCTCCCGCTGCTTGCCATTCACCTTCACCTGTTGTATCATCTATAAGTGTAAATACTTCACCGTTAGTAGCAGTTGAATTCTGTATAGCAGGTGTCATTAAACGAATAGTATCCTTTGTCAAACGGATTTCCGTTATATCTGAACCCGAACTTGCGTATATACGAGTATTATCACTAGCGGCACTTACAGTTATTCCGTAAAAAAGTAAACCACCTTGATTTTGTAAAAGAAGTGCCGTAGGTTGGATATCAACTAATGCTTGTGTTCCGCTTGAAACATCAAAACTTCTTAGTTCCGTTCTTTGTGGTTGAAATTTAGTATATGAATAATCATCTCCAGCATTATATGAACCACTTAAAACTAATCCATCGGTAAGTCCACCTATAATTTCTATGGTTCTTACTTCGGTATCTATACTTCCACCAAGAGATGCAGTACTACTTGCTACCACAACACCACCTGTACCTTCAATCGAACCGCCACCACCAAATGAACCTGTTATAGAATCTAAATATCCTTTATCTACCAAATCAGTAGCATCAACAGGTGTACCACTTTGATCTATTGTGGCTTTTGAGAAATATACTCCGCTTCCTGATACATTTTCAGCAAGAAAAAGTAATTTACTAGTTATATTAGTATTTATTTTCCAATGGTGTGCATTGCCTGTAAGTTCAAGGGTATTAGTTTGGAAAGAACCTGTAACGGTTGCACTTGTCAATCTTAAATCATCAATAGTTGTTCCATCTAATTGTGATGAACCTGAAACTATACCAACGGGAATGTTTGTTAAGTTTACATTCCAATCTGCTCCTGAACCCGATGCCACAATACCATCAATACGAGAATCAAATGAACCCGAATCAACTTGGTAATTAGAATCAAGAACATATCGTGTATCAAGTGAACTCGTTACTTGGTCTGAACCCGATACCGTACCATCGGGCACAGTTGCCGATGCTGCTCTTACTTTCGTATAAGTTACATCCCGTGTAAATGTATTTATCGTACCATCACCTGCTTTATAACGAATTGTTAGGATTAATGTTGCACTATCCTGACTCATGGCTGAAATACCATAAGTATCAGTTGTTGGGAATGCTTCGTTTGGTGTACAATTTACTCCAACGGCGGAATCAATATCAAATCTGTTATTGGAAACTAATCCATCTTGGAAACTTGCAGTAACACTACCAACTCTAACACTTACAACACCATCACCCTTGTTAAATTCAGTTCCCGTAACATTTCCCGAAGAATCGGCTGCAAAAGCAACGGATGTTTTTGTAATTTCGGGTACTATTGAATCAGTATCCAAAGTAGGGACTATTGATATAGAATCAGTATAATCAAATCCAAATTGATCTGAACCCGTAAAAGCATATGTTGCTTCTCCTGTTGTATATGGGAAATTACTCGCTGATATAATATATGTTTTTACACCATCTATATCGGATGTTGGTGTTAAAGGTGGTGCACCTGAAGATGAATTCGCAGTAATCGGTGCAAGTATCCCATCTAACTGTTTTCTCTTTACTGAAACATTTATTATTTGTCCTGACGGTCTTGGTTCTAATGTATCTAAACGATATAAGAATTGATATGTGTTTGCAGAAGCAAATAATTCAGATTGAGCCAAACCTTCATTTATTCTATATACTCTTAAATACCGTTCTTCATCCGAACCACTTAGAGATGCCGTATAAAAAATAGAACTAATTTGATATGTAGCATCACTACCTGTAAAATTTCCTATTGATAATACTCCACCAAAATCGGATTGGTCTGTTAATGTACCTGGATATGCACCCGTATAAGAACCCGGTGGAATATAATCACCATTTTCATCAAAGGCAGCAGAACTGTATAATATTGAACCTGTAAATATGTTTCGTGTTATATTTAAGTTTACTTGTTGAAAAGCAGGATTTCCTATTGAACCTGTTGCAAACCTGAAATATGGAGCAGGAGATGTAAGATTAAATACAGGAAAAGCTGTTGCTTCGTTAATATTACCTAATACAAATTCTTTTGTAGCAGTTACATCAACGGGAATGTAGTTATTGTTGATATCATAGAACTCAAATTTATAATCGTATGTTTCAACAGGTAACTTTCTTGGTACATCCTGTATAAGTGTAAATTCATCAGGTGAGAAGGATGTATCTTGTGCGTTCTTAAAACTTATGTTTGAGATATACCAGTCATCACCAACGATTTCAAATACCAACTTAGCACTTCCTGAATATTGAGTAATGATGTTTTCACTTACTTGCAATCTTTCTGAAGTAAGTTCTTCGGATGCTGAAAATTCGGTGATATTTTCAATCCATTCAGATGAACTAAGATATGCCTTTAAGTATTTTGTATCGGATACCGAACCACTTAATTTAGTTTTAAAATCTAAAGTATATTCAACATCATTGGTTATATTAATTTCGTTTTGTGTTCTAAACAATTGTGGTTCTGATGAACCTGTATCATAATTTATTTGTATTGAACGGAATAGTATATCATTGTTAGTAGATATTGTGTGTGCTACTGAAGATGATTCCCAATATGTATCAACATTGTTTTGAGATAAAATACCGTATAAGATTGCTGATTCATCGGTGGTTGTAAAATCTGCCAATAACTCGGTAGATTCTAATTTTGTTTCTTGTATAAATTGAAATCCACCTGCTTCACTTCTTGAAGAACGGAATACTTTAACACGAGCAACATCTCCAACAAATGTTTTCAACTGTGTCATTTTAATCTGTGCAAATGAACCTGTTAATGCAGATTTTTGTGTTACTTCATTTTCCGTATCAATGTAAGATGCCGTATAACTTTCGTTTGTGAAATTAGTTACGGTATTACTAACCGTATATGGAATATTTGTGATTGCTTCCTTTTCGTTTAATATTTCTATGATAGTTGGTGAATAATCCAACCCAGGAATACTAATATCGTTGTTTACTACATCTTGCGGCCAAGTAGTTGAATCGGTTAAAACTAATTTATATTGTGTACCCTTTGTCCAGTTTCTTAGACTACTTCCTCCTATTGGTATTATCCCCTCACCTCTTAACGAACCTGTTTGAATCATAGCAGATGAAGAAACCGCAAATATAGGCTTTGATAACTCGGTTATGGTAATTCTTGGGCGTTCGTAAAATCGTACAATATCTTCATTAGAAAGTAAACGATTTATCTGAAATTCTCTTTCCCATTTTACGTTATAAGCACCAACCCACTCAGCAGGTACAGGAACGGTTTCACCTATATCATTAACATATGTTTCAAGTTCTCCAAGTATTGTTATCTTACCAATTCCAATTGGTGTATCATCATATACATGGACAGAACAAAGTAATGAGTTTCCTTCATAATATTCGGGAATACCATCACCTGGTTCAAAATATACAGGATTACCATTTACATCTAATACTTCAACTCGTATATCACTTAACGCTTTTAAGTGTGGGGAGCCTTCTATAAGGAATCCATTCTTTCCACCTGTAAATACTTCATTAAATTCTGATATCCTAAAAAATTCAGAATTAAATTGTGTATCTACCAAAAATGTTTTATAATTTGATAGATTCTGAAACGGTGAGAATTTTTTAATAAGTGCCATAAAGATGTTAATTATGTTAATAAATATAGTGTATTTTTATTATGATATATTTATTCTAAAGAAATCTAAAGAACCAAGTATGAAAGAATATAAAATGATACAAATGGAAAAAGAACTCCATCAAGAATTAAAAGAGTATTGTAAAAAACATGGATACCGAATAAGTGGTCTTGTGGAATCGTTGGTGAAGCAAAAATTAGATTCATTTGATAAAATGAATGTGAAAGTAGACCCATCAAAGGTTTTACACGTAGAACCAAAGAAACATAAGTATAATTAATTTTACGTTTTCTTTACGTTTTCTTAACATTCATATATGTATAATAAATGGATGTATTATGAAACGTTTAGTATTAGTATTAGGAATGTTGTTATTTTTTACCTTTGGATATGCTCAAATGGAGTTAGCCCAAGTTAATTATAACAAGTATGAATCAGTTGAAGTCTTATCGGATGAACTTACACAAGTTGGATACTTTAAGATTGAAAATGGGATTATGGTAAGACATGGAATATGGAAACTTATCAGAAATGGTGAAGTTGTGAAAAGAGTTTACTATCAGAATAATGAACTACAATGGATTGAATGTAAAATCAATGGTAAGTTCACAAGAGACCAGTTATTAATCGAACGATTAAAAAGAGAAAACGAGCGATTAAAAGAACAAATAGTATCTTTAGATTAAAAAGAAAGGGAAGTTTAACTTCCCTTTTTTATTACCAAAATATTACATTAAAATCATCACCTTTGTAGAAAAAGGCTTTTCCCGTCAAAGACCTATCTTCACTAAAGTTATATCGGGCTTCTCCATAACCTTCAACAAAAATCTTTTTGGGAATACTGAACTTATCATATCTGGATTTATAACCCAATTTGGTTTTTCGGGTAACAAACCCACCTGTTTCTCTTGCAAAATCTTCTCTTGTAAATCGTATCATGGTGTGTGTATTAAAAGGGTATATTTTCTTTTTCCGCAATTGCTTGGGATTGATATTCATCAATCAATTCGGTAATTACATTTACCTTATTAGTCCAATAGTAAAAATCACTTTGGTCTTTAGAACCATTCAGTTCTTTTCTCGCTTTCGCTCTCTCGGCTCTAAGGAAATCAAATGTTGAAGTCATATCTATCAATCTTACAGTACTAAAGTACGAAGAATTTTTGATAAATCCAAATTTTTTAACAGAAAAAATTGTTAAAATTATGTTAAAGTTTTGATATCCAATGTTAGTTTTATACCATCACACCAAGCGAGTTCACTCTTGGCTTCTGTAATTTCTATATCACTATCTTTTTCAATCTTATAACTACAAGCATCACAATCCCATAAAGCAACTCTAATACCTTCTTTAAACTCCTTCATATTATCTATAACCGATACACATTTAGGAACTCTGCAATAGATTTCGTGTGGCAGATATTTCCTTTCAAGTTCTTTCATGAAATCAAAATGTGGTTGCCAATGTTCATTAACTCCGTTGGAATCTTTATGTGCGTTTATCCACTTGGATACTAACATCTCATGATGTTTGGTATCTTCTTCACTCACTTCAATCACTCGATTGGTTTTTATCATATCAGTAGATAATGTTGGTAAATCATTTGCTACAATATACTCACCAACATATAATCCTAAGATATAATCTTTTGTTCTTTTACTCATATTAATACCTTACATTTGAGAAACCGTTCTCTTTTCTGATTTCAATCAAATCATCTACAACATCTCGCATTTTTTCTAAGTGAGATATTACCATAACGAAGTCAAATTGAGTTTTCAAGTATGTAAATAACATGAATAGAGATTGTAAGTTTTCACTATCCAATGTACCAAACCCTTCATCAATTACAAGGAAGTTTGGTCTTGGTAGATTACATACGTTGATTAACGCCACTCGGATTGCTAAACCTGATATGAAACGTTCCATACCACTACACATTTCCAAACTCCATCTTTGATCACCGTAAACAATGTACGCATTGATATTTTTACCATCAATTTCTAATTGCATACCGAACTCTACGATTTGAGCAAGGATATTATTTACCTCACCTTCAATCATTGGTAGTGCTTTCTCAATCAACTCATATGAAACACCATCTCGATTCAAGGCATTTAGATAATAATCAAATAATTTAGATTGTTCTTCTAAATTTCTAACTTCCTCAATCCTTTCTTCAATATTTTCTTTCTGAGTCTTGGTACTTGATAATTCACCATTTAATTTAAGAACCAATTTCTTCAATTCACTTTCTTTAGTTTTAAGTGAATCCAAATTTTCACGAATCTTACTTATATCCTTTCTAATTTCACGATTCTTTTTAATTTGTTCTTCGTTTTTATAATATTCTTCTATTAAATTACTTTGAGTTTTTAGTAATTTCTTCTTTAGTTTCAATATTTGATATTTTACTATGGACATTACTAATTTCTCGTTCTACCTGCGATTCTTTTATTTGAGTTTCGTTAAATACCTTGTACTTATCAGTAACATCACTCAGTTCCGTAGTTTCAGATTTTACCATTTGATATTCATCGGTTTTTTCATCAATCATAGAAATGATACTAACCAATTGTTTTTCAACATCTTCTTTCTTGGAAATCACACTTTCTGAATTTTTGACACAAATATCACATTCAGGATTATATTCATGTTCATTCAAATGTTCCAAGTTAGATTCTAATCCTGATTTACGGATGTTTAGTTTATCCAACTCAGTCAATATAGTACTTTCCTTAGAATTTAGGGTTTTTAACTTTTGGTAATCTTCTTGTAGTTGTTCTTCATCAAATGTATCCATTAATTCATCCAACTTAATTTGAAGTTTTTCCAAATCAGTTAATCGTCCTTCTATCTTGATTTTATCATCATTTAATCCTGATAATTTTTTATCTAAGATATTTTTTCTACTTTCCAATTCATCAATACCAACTACATCGGATTTTAAATTCACAATTTTTTCATTTAACGATATAAGAGTTTTGTTACCCGATTCAATTAAATTAGTAACTGCTTTTAATTCCCGTGTTGTATCACTAAATTCCTTTTTGGTTTCGGTATATTTTGTTTTTAGTTTCGCTAACTTATCAGTAAAATCGTCCTGATTAAATTTTCTAATGATAGTTCTATTATCCCTATGTTCATCACTTGCTACCTGATACAACTTATCGAATATATCAATACCGATAAATTGGGATAGTATATCCTTTCTTTCAGATTGTGATTTATCAATGAATAAGGCGTTGTTACCTTGTACACTCATTGCGGTTAAAACAAAATCATCAAATGTACCCATGAACTTTTCTATGTTCTTATTGGTATCTCTACGTTGTTCTCCATTAAGGGAAATTACTTCACCACCAACTTCTTTCCAAAAATCAACATCAACTTTAACGGCGGCTCCTTTACGAACCCATTTAGCACGCCTTTCTATGAAGTAATCTACATTATCTACTTCAAATTGGAACTTACACTTAAAAGTATCCTTTTGGTTGTTAATGATATTCTTTGATAAGTGTGTTCTACTAGCTTTATCATAGATACAAAACGCAAGTGAATCAAAAAGAGATGATTTACCCATTGCGTTCGGGGCGAATATACCTATTACACCTCTTGCACCTGTAAAATCTATCTTGTTATTCTCCCCATACGAGAACATATTATCAAACTCAAACTTTTTTGGTGTCCATAATATGTTTTCCGCCAAATCATACCTCGATATTTGTGAATTAACGTGAATATTGATATCGGTAATCTTATCAAGTTCATCATCTTCCAATAGATACTGACGTTCTAAGTAATCTCTGATTAAAGAGTTCTGAAATGTAACATCGGTAACGTTACCAACTATGTTTTTGTTTAGTTTGGTATTTGTTTTTAACCTACCCATTGTATCAGTACGTGTTACGGTTACTTCTGATACGTTGAATAATTGTTTCATCTCTGCGATACGAAGTTTCATATCACTTGCTTCCGTTCCCTCAAATCTCATTCTCAATCTTGGGTACTTGGGAAGTTTGGTATCTATTTCATCATATACCCATTGTGGAATTTTACCATCTACAACATCTACCGTAAGATAGCCGTATTCATTGTACAAATCAAATTCTTCATATGTACGCGATTCTACATCCCAAAGTAAATAACCATGTTTCTCTAATAGTTCACCATGATTTTGTTGTACCATAGAACCTGCATAGACAGCATGAGCAGTTTTCTTGTATATATCATAGTGAGTTTCACTTTCATCTAAAATATACCAACCTTCGTTTTTGTAAGTATCCCAATCTTCTTTCTTAATACTCATGTTAAGTTCGCTTGGTGTAGATAATACCTGCCTGCGGTGAATATCTCCAAGTAATGCCATATCAAATCCATTAAACATATCGGATGTAAATGATTGTGATGATACCACATACCCAACATCAGTTTGTGCTTTCTGAACCGGTCCATGAAATAAACAAATAGTGTTCTCACCTTCTATTTCATAACCTGACGGCCAATTATCCTTGTGGTCTAAAATAGAGTACACAACGAACGTTAAATTCTGAAAGGTGTAAACACCCGTATCACGTAAGTAATGGATTCTAGGGTTCTCTAAGTTGTTTATAATAGGTGTTAGTACATCCAAACGGTAGTTGTTGTTTAGATTACAATCGTGATTACCCGTAATGACGAAGGTATCCCTAAGTTTTGCACATTCGGTAAAGAACCAACTTATTTCCCGAACCAATTCAGGGGACATTTCAGTTTTGGCGTGAGCAATATCCCCTGCCAAATAAATTACTGATTCTTGTATGTTATCTTTTCTTACATTTTCTAAAAACTTTTCAAATACACCTCTATACTCTTTGTGTCTTTGTAAATTACGGATGTGAATATCCGCTAAGTGATATATCTTCTTTATCATATTTTCAATTTTCTAAATCGTTACACCAAATTGGAGTTTTATCTCCTACATACGCACCTTCCATATTATATGAAAAATACTCCCACGCATCTAACCAACTTGTTCCATCATCCATCAGGATATCAATACACTTTTGTACTGAATATATTAATCTCATAGATTTTTCATCTACTCCAAGAATGGCATTATCAAATCCATCTGCTTTTAGGAAATCTTCATCAGGATAATTTTCTAGTATTCTATCTAACACTTCACTCATATTAGGTTTAACTTTTGGGATACAATATCCTTGTAGGTAGTTTCTTTACTTGTTTTAATTAACTCTATGTTCATATCAAATCCCATTTCACTTGGGTCCTTTCCTTGTGGTGGAATATTGATAACATTGATACCTTGTTTCTGAAAAAGAGATTACATTTTTACTTATAGGTGGATTTTTATAGGAATATTTTTCATTTTCATAGAACGAGCGAGCGATAAAATAATTCAACATATTTTTACTATCGTAAGAAGGGATTATAATTCTATTTCTATATTCCCCAGTCTCACAATAACCTATGTTATATTTAATTATATCACTTTCAAAAATTCCTCTTTTTTTCAAGTAAGATATTGCCCGTAAATAATGTGGATTCATTTTCGGTTTAAGAAGTGATTCAAATTCTCTTGGAAGGAAAAGTTGTTTTGGTTCTCCATCCTTTTCTTCATCGGTAATTAGATAACCATCTTCATAAACTTTGTTAATAGTGTTTATGTATTCTTTACTTACTTTTAACTTTCTAAGTAAGGAATATATCTTTTTTCCTTTTGCATCACACACCCAGCAGTGCCACTTTTGGTTTTCAACATTGATATTAAGTTTTTTCTTGTGGTGATTACAAAATGGACAGTAGTGTACTCGTTCATTTGTTTTTAAAGTAGTTCCTACCCCAAGAACATCATCAAGTACGGATATAACCTTTTGCTTATCGTTATACGTTAGCATAGAATTTCATTCTAAAATATTCTCCACTAATATACGAAAAATAATTCAATTATCCAAATATTTTCCATTATATTACATCCTTTGGAAAAAATTTTCCACTAATGTTGTTATTATAATATTCATCAGGTAGTTCTAATACCTCCTGAACATATAATTCTTTGGTTTCTAAATAATTTAGTTGTTTCTTATGATAAGCGAAGTGAAGTATTTCTTTATCAATTGTAATGCCATTTTTGATATCTTCATTTAAATCTTTATTAGAACCTGTATAAGTTTTCCAATTAGATTCTTTTATAACCCATTCCCATAACTTCTTTCTTTTATCTTCTGCACGAACTCGTGCTGATTCCTTTTTACCAAACCGCCTTTTACGTTTAGTAAATAGAATTTTTCTGCCAATGTATTTCTTACCTGTATCAGTAGTTATCTGATAGACGAATCCATAAACATCTTCGGGCATATCCGAAACATCGGATATTTCCTTTCCTTTATATAACCACATTTAATTTCGAATTAGTTTCCGAAGTTTACAGTATTTGAATATTTTTTAGTGTCAGGAACGGCACCTCCACGAATTCTATCAAGTTCCGCTTCGTTACCAATAAGATTCACTCCACCATCATTAGAGATAGGAGTTTTATCTTTGTTACTTCTACCACCAGCGTTTTCAAATTCTGAACCTTTGTATAAATCTATAATACTTGCCATGTTGTTCTCCGTTTTAATATAAATATAGTATTTTTTATAATTCGTATTTTGTTATCCTTTTAATACCTGCTTTTTTAGCAGCCATTTCATTCATGATATATTTTAGTTTCATCTTTATGTATGTTAAGTATCAAATCTGATTATAAAGTTAATAGGATAATCAGGTAAGTTCTTAATTGGCTTTGGAAGTTTAGCAACCGCTACCATATCATAATTTTCATCATACAATCCAATTGTAGTGATATATGGTGCAAGATAAGAACCCGTTGGATTAAGGGAGCTTGATTCATAATAATCATCCCATGAACCCGATGAAGAACCTATCGAACCCGTATAATATTCTCGTTTTGTTATATCAAGAACTTCTTTTATTTTAACTGTACCTGCGGGTTTTGAATTGGTGATTGCAGTGGTTTCAAAATTGTATTCTTGAAAAAGAGTTACATCTACTGCCGTTGGGTTTTGTGAGGCGTTAAATTCACCTGGTTCAACTGATACTAATACTTCTGTTTCATGTATCTCTTGTGTAGAACGATATCTCAATACATATTCTGCTACTGCCGCGGTATTCAAAACAATAATACCATCATCATAAAACACATTACCAACTCGTGATGTTGGGTTTATTTGTAAAGTATCAAAATCAAATTCTTCACTTAATGAAATTTGTCCTGTTTGGAAATCTACAAAAACTACAATATAACTATCAGTATCACCTCCATATGAAAAAATACCTATTCCACTATTAACATCGAATTGAGATAAAACAATAGTATATTCTACTCCCGTTTCACCATCCGCTAATACAAGGTCTTGTGTATCCGCATCATAACTTACAAGAGTATAAACAGTATTTTCAGTAGTAATACCACCAAATCCATCATCATAATAAATTTCACCGTTTGTATTATCTTCTAAAATGATGGAATTCTTTTTAATTTGCTCTCCATATTTTATTTGAGGTATTTGAATTACATAAATCGTTGGGTTTATATCCCGTTCAATATTAAATGTGCCAGGATTTCTAACAATACCTGCTTGTGTAAATACATTTCCATCCGATTTGTAGTATCTTGCATTAATAGAATGCCAAAGAGGTGAAGAATAAATTCCCGTACCACTCGCTGCTTCGGTAGCGGTACTTGTATTAAACTCCATAGAACCCGTTTCACTAAATGCAGTTAGGACAGGATAATCTTGTTCTGTCTGTATCCATTCCTTATATGCCTTGAATTTCCTTTCGGAAATATTTGATTTATCTACTGCTTTTAACATAATATATACTTACCTCTATATAAATATTGGAAAATAAAAAACCCAACGGATGTTGGGTTTTATATATTTGATTGGTTGTTTTATTAGAAATCTAATTTAACTTTTATAAGTACCTCCGAGTCAAATGATTTTTTAAGTGGTTGTGATGTTTTAGCCACTGCTAACATTTCATTTGCATCGTTATATAAACCAACGGTTGTAATATATGCTTTCGGGTCTGTTTCGAAAGATGGTTCTGCGAATCTATTATCCGAACCACTTACATATGTTGGGTTGTTAGAGAAGTTGAATTCTCTGTTAGTTGCTCTTACGAAGTAATGTGCGGTAGATACGTTTTCAGTTCTACGTGCTTCGAAATCACCACCGCCCACAATTGCGTTATATAGATAAGCGTGATTTTGTCCTTCATAAGATGTTCCTCTGTAAATATCTGTTTGTGAAGCAGAACCACTATCAAGTGATGCTCCAATTACATCAATGATTGCAGTTGGATTCAATACCATTAGTCCTTGGTCAGGATAAAATAATCCAAATCCACGTCCAACTGAATCATAATCAGCTGCAACGGTTGCATCCACATCTTGTCCTAAGTTAAGTGAACCACTTACAATATTGAATACTCTACCTGCTCTACCAACTGAATCAGAAAATTTCTTACCTGAATCATCAATAAACGTGAACACACCGTTAGAACCACTTAAAGAAAGTTCAAAGTTACCCGCATCCATAGTTTCTTTATATCTTGCTCTTGAAACATTAAGAACAAAAATTTCAGAAGAATCATATGTACCTGCTGAAGAAGAAGATGTGAAAGTAAAGAAATCATCATCTTGTTCTAAAAGAATTGAACGATATTGTGAATATGTTGCTTTACTAGCAAGTGTTGAATTATCATCAACATCAAGAGATACCGAACCTGAACCGTTCTTATGTCCATATGCTATTGCAAATTGAACCTCCGCGGATGTATCAGAACTTGGGTCAGCTTGATATACATTCCAATAGTAATCTCCACTTGTGGCAACCACTTGGGTAGATGATGTAGCAAAAGTTGTTAAACTTCCTGTATCACCACTCCACAATCCTGTTGTTACAATTTCAACCTTACCCGTTACTTGATCGAATTCACCGAATCTTTTATAGATACCCGTTGAAATTGAACCACCTTGTGCAGTAAGCTTATCTCCACCAGTAAGGTACTTATTCATAATCTGAGTCAATTGTTCAGATGTCAAGTTACCTTGTTGTGATGATAGATAAGTTGCTAACTCTTGTGTTAAATTAGCTCCCGCTTGTCCTGTTATCTGTGCCATAATTCTTTATCGTTCTTTATTATGTTGTTGCTACATACGTTACGGTTACAGGAATAGTTGCACTACCTCCCGTTTCATTACCGTAAACAGTAAGTGTTGTTCTAATGGTTTGAGTTGCATTCGGATTAGGAATGAATGTGAATGAAGTACCACGTTCAACAGCCGCAGTAGTTGTAATTTCATCTCCTAAGAATACAGGTACAGTTCCGCTTCCGGCTCCAAGACCAGAACCAACAATAGAACCTGCGTTCTTGTTTGCTAATACTAAAGTGTATCCTGCTGATTGGTTTCCATTTGGTGAAGTTGTAGGAGTTAAAGATACTTGTCCTGAATTTTGATTTACTGAAATCGAAGGTACACCGAATTCAACTTTAGGAATCTTAACAGTTCCTTTTGGCAATGTTACCAATTTGTATCTTAATACTTGTGTTTCATCAGGTGATGCTTCTGTTACGGGAATTGCTTTAATCGCCGCATCGTAGAATGCTGAACCCTTTGGATGTGCAGGTTCATATAGAGTATAATCAATTTCATCATCACCCAAAGCGAACTTAGTGATGTTCAATCCTGCTCCTGATGCTAACTTTTCTCTACCTTTTTTGGTAAGAATTGCATCAACTGTAATTTCTGTATTATCTAAATATCCCATTTTTTCTTAAATATTTTTGTACCTGTATATAAATATGATAAAATTAATTTTTAGTATTAATGTTCATTTTTTTATTAGTCCACGAACAATATTGGTTCTCCTGAACCTCTACCAGCTTCATTTACTCTTAACGTGTTAGGGTTTGTAGTAAATATTTGTACGGCAGGTAATCCATCAATAGTTGTACTATCCGTTTGAACCGAACCATTAAAGTATGAATTTTCTAATCCTGTTGTCAAATCACTCGTGTTTCTATAATGTGTTCCTGTATATCCATCAACGGGTGTTACCGATGTGATATTACCACTAACCGTAGGGTCAGAACCACTTAGAGGAACAAATGTAATTTTAGTTCTTGTTC